ATAATATTAGTTTTCGGCAAAGGTATAAAAAATCCCCGACTACATAGCCAGGGACAAACACAAGGATGCAACCTTCGCTATCACAGCGACAGGCACAAGCCAGTCCAAAACCTTTTCTAAGCGTTCCACAACATAACCATGAGCAGGCGGCAGAAATCGTGATGATACCTGTCGTCCGCTTGCTCTAGCAATATGTCGAGGTTAGTCCTCATAATTCATTGCGGTCATGTACTCCCAAATCTTACCAGCCGGTGCATCTTCATCAGCGAAGTAGAACCGGTAAGCAGCTTTTAGGAGCGTTGCTTCGTCCAAAACTACGCACATGTCGGCATAAAAAGAATTGAAAGCAACATATTTGTCCCAGTTAGTTGTCCCGGACGGGAACGGCATGGATTTAGTCGCTTCCATGATTTGATCTACACTCCAGTGTGCACCGGTCTTCTTTTCTCCGGCCGCATTAGTGTATTTGATCTTCTCTACGTCAACCTCGGCGAAATGTTTGTCGTAGTGGGGACCATAGAGGGCTTCATGTTGCTCCCTGATAAAGGACATATAAAGTTCCGGGTGTTCCTCTTTTACTACACACAGGATTTCATCCACGCTCTCCACGCTTTTCCACATGGCCTTATCGGAGGTTACACCGTCCGCCTTGGCCTTCTTCATCATATCAATATACTTCATAATCAACAATGTTTGCAATTGCCATTAAAACGTGGCAACGGTTTATATACATTTTTAGGTATAGTTTTCGAGAAAAGCGGCAATACCTTCGGCGATTCGGGCACCGGTTGTACTTTACTCTCCCCTTTTTTATTCAATTCATCCTTTTCCATAATTTGTTATAGATCTTTTGTGATATAATTAAAATCAATCCAAACCAGAAAGACAGATAAGACACAAATAGCGACAGCCCGACAGCAACAAACAAATCACAGCCATATAGCCAAAGAACCGACAATGACGCCCAGAACGAGCAACATTTCGGGCATTTGGCTATTTTCCTGGCAATATCACCTACAGCTTCCGTCAAGCCCAGATGGTTTGCCAGGGTAGCTGCAATCATTGCCGTCAGGGCTATCACTAAATACATCATGCCACGGTCAGAGTCAACGGAGTTTCACTCACGAACATACGGCTACATTCCTGGCAGCCGGAGACAGCGATTGCATTCATTGAATGTCCTGCGACCACTGTTACCGAAGTTGGTGCAGTTGCCGAATAAATAGGAATTGTGAAATCTTGGGACAACGGCTGTTGTTTGGTGCAGCAACAATTTCCGTTACATGGCACATACGAAATAATTCCCTCGACATGGATAGTGGCCATATATTGGCTAGTACCAACATTTACCAGTGATCTCATTGAAAATTGAGGGGTGAACACAGGAGTGTTTTCCGCACATGTGGAGAAACACAGCCTTTGTGAGATATTTACCTCAATGAAATAGGGAGAGGCCACCGATCCGGCAGCCAGAACCGGAGTAATAACTGCCGGTTGAATTCTGTTACAATTACAACTCATACTATACATCTTTTGTATCCCCTACTACTTTCTTTTCTTCTGGGCCGGGGATGTTAGGCACAGATACAGGATATAGAGCGTTATAAATAGCATCTACTTTCTCGGCTAAAAGAACCATATCTTGAGACATGTCAACGATGTTTTGGTTGATTAGCTCAAAGATGTTTCTAGGTTGTTGTTTCTGTTGGTCTGCCATATTATTTCAAGAATTTATTTACAAAGAAGTTATTTTTAAAATTGGAAAGAGCCTGCGAAAGTTTAGACGCTGTAACAAGTATACCACTCTGATACTTCGAATTTACAAAGTCATACGCTGCTTTCTCCAACTCCTTTATCTGCTGTTCGTCTTCAGCATATACATAAATAGTCACTTTGTATGGTTTCATCACGGAGCCGGTATTGGCGGAATGTCAATAGGAGGAGCCACAGGAGGCATTACCGCACGGGGAGAACCGCCCCGGAACGATTGAATAAGATCCCAAGCCTGAAACAGATCCTCTTTATTCTCTTTCACCCATCCGAAAAGCGAGCCAACATTACGTGTTGCCTGTTGCATCATTGTAGGAGGCGGAACGTCAAAATCCGGCAGAGAAGCTATATCCTCCGAAAAGAATTTATACAGCTTTTGCGCCTTGTCAACATCATTTCCGCACGCCTGAAGACAACTGGCCTTTAAGGTCATTTTCGAAGACGGATTAATCATTCCCAGATTTATTTTATTGTTTCGTCCAAACATGATTATACGAATAAAGGAAGCGGCACACAGTTATGTGCACCACTCCCTAATGATGATTACTCACCGCAAGTGTCGCAACCGCAAAGGCGGGAACCGGAAACACGAGCTACACGCAGGTAGTTACAACCACCAACAGCGGAATTTAATCCCGTTCCGTTGTTGTTACTCAACAATGCGAGAGCTTCAGCCGTGGCCAGAGCATTAGAAGTTGCAGAACCGCCTTGAGCTGTTGCACCGGTCAGGTTGCGCAATGTCTGGTTTACGTCCAGGTTAATGCTAGCACTACGGGCGTCATCCTGGATTGCACGAGCTGCAAGAATATCAATCGCTCTTGCATTACCGGCAGCAGCATTTTCTGCAGCACGCATGCGTGCCTTTGAAGCCTGGTTAACTCCCCAAGCGGCAGCAATAGCCAGCAACAAAGCACCACCACCTAAACCGGCTCCAAGACCAATACCGGTAGCAGCCATTCCACGCTCATTTCTATGGCAACATCCATAGTTGTCACCGCAACGTCTGTTTTCCCACATAGCGAGATCACCAGATGTAAGATAATTACCTTCCATACGAAAAAATCTTTTGTATTCCGGTCAACATTGACCGTGACACAAAGGACAGGAAAAGAGCGTTGCTCCTAAACTATTCCGTTGCTACCTCATTGCTAATATGTTGCAAGTTCGTTGCTACGCTCCATTTTTTGATCTTGTACTGGAAGTTGTTCCGGATCTTGTTTACTGATTGTCTTGTAAGCTTTGTAACGGAAGATATTTGGGTATCGGTGAGCTTCTGGGAAAGCAAATGTATGAGAATATATCTTGCGTCCACCGCTTCTTCGGAGTTGCTATGGATCATATCGATCTCCTCTACTCCCGTTTCTTTTGACACGGCTACGACCACTTCTTTATATAAATCTATATTTTTCATGCTGTTAAACATATATAGTTGAAAAACAAAACATCGCAAAATCTGTTGATAAAGCTACGAAAGCCCCTTAACAGTCCCTGCGATGTTAACCCGTGTATGATTTGGTCGTCTGAAACGGGTGTGGGGCTTTCTTCTATCCCGCCCCTGGATTATTTGTTAACGATTACCGGCCTTCTACTTTACCGGATAAACTTAGTACTTAGAATTAATTAATGTATCATTTTATCCTCCTTTCCTTTAAAACCTTTTTCCGTAGGAAATTGTTATATAAGTGAAACTTAAACTTTTCATACCGGAAACGGTCTGTGAAGATAGTGCCGGTATTACCATATAAATAAGTTATAACTAACCCCAGCTCCTACGTACCAACCACCCGGATAACTATATCCTGCTTGTAAACCTAATCCCCAGCGTTTCTTCTTCTGTAAAGGCGGGAAAGTAATAATTTTATTATCCCTGTATATTTCCATAGAATCAAGGTTGGGATTATACCCACTGACTACCGCCCGGTAATCATCCGTCTTATACTCCTTGCTTGTAATCGGTATAAGTACCGGAATTGAATCGCCTTCTACGGTTCTATCAGTAGTAGTATCTATCAGGATCGGTAGATATACCGTATCGGTACGCTTTAGAGTTTCCCTTACCGGTTTGGGTATTGTGTCTCTTATTGTGTCCCGGATATGTACAGTATCTCCCTTAATGTACACCATTGACGGATCGTGCGGATTACACTGCATCCACACGATCACGCCAATCAACAGGCAGACTAGCATCCAAGGAAGGGTTTTCATAGAATACTATCACTTGAAGACCACTCCGAACTTGCCAGCAAAGTATTCAATTCTTCGCCTTCATAAGTAGGATAAGGATATGTAGGTTCAACAGGCGCATCTTCTCCAAGTTCGGGGAGCGTCATAGCAGGTGGAAATAACAAATCATAGTTTGCTACTTTCATTATGACAGACATACCATCCGTACTTACTCTAGGAACTAAATGCAATTCATTCAAATATTCTTGTGGTATTTCGTCTAATACCGATTTAGGCAATACAATATATTTCATTTTATTTTTAAGATTAAGTAAATAATTAAACAAACAATATCAATCAGTATGGGATATGTCATACCTGCAAGAATATCTAGCCAATCAAACAAAGAGCCATGTTCCTTGTCTTTATATTCAGCAGACATCATAGATGCTATCGTAGCACCACTAGCTATAACTGCATTAGGTATAATGTCTACACCTAATGCAAAACCTACTACAAGGAAAGTAGAATAGATGATAGCACCCACGTATGAGTGCTTATCTCTATTGCTTTCTTTATACCAAGCTTTTATTTTCTCAATAAACTTTTTCATTTTATTGTATAAATATTGGGTTATTTAAATCAATTATCTCATCTCTTTCCATTAAGTTCTTCAAATAATTTATTTGAAGTAATGGAAGTGTTTTAGAATAAAGCATAAGTTTGTAGAATACTCCATTCCAATAGTTATTAGTAACTCCTCCTATGACTATACCAGTAGTATCAGTACCTGATCCTTTAGTTATAGAAGTTCCATTATAACTATTAGAAGTTTGATAAACAATTCTTTCAGGTCTATTTGAACGTTCAATATTAATATAACCACCATAAGATGAGCTTCTATAGTAGGTATCATTAGCAATCTCGTATTCTAGCATAAATGCAGATTCTCTTATTGGAGTATTAATAGCACCTTTATGAATGAATTGTTCATTAAGAGGATTATCTTTATTTATCCATAATCTTTTTGCAATAATAGTATAATCAGTAAGTACAGGAATATTTTCATTCTTAGAATAATCTTCTACTCCATCATATACTAGACCATTAGGATACAGAGGAAGCATTTCAACTGTGTATTCTTCACCAATCTCTAGTGTAGTATTAGAGAAGTAAAGAAGATAATAAACAGAAGTTGATACAGCTCCTAGTTCTGTTAACTCATCTTGTGTCTTATATGGTAGATTAATCTCTAATGGAACATTTGGAGTTAATTGCTGATTAATCAATGTAACATTTGTATAAGAAGTAGCTCCTTCTGTTTTGTATTTTAATTGCCATATTAGACCTACCTTCTTATTTGATATGCACTTAAACGGAAGTTCCTTATCAAGAATTGTTGGGTATCTATATTCATTGTTAGATATTTGCCAATCTAAATTCTGAATTAACTTCTTGATTGTTATAGAATATCCATCTCTACTAACAATTTCAACACCAGTACCATCACCTAGTATATTCCAGTCTTGACTATCATTAAATGATTTAAACGAATAACCTCCATAGCCTGACATCTTATCGTAAGCAAAGTTAGTGTTAGTCAAATCATAATCACCTACGGCTACACCTCTTTGTTTAATACTATCCCTATCCTCATCAAGATTAGATTTACCATAAGCATCCCAATAATAAGGAGGTAACTCTACCTTAGCTTCAATACCTACATACTCGTTAAGCTCTTTAATCTTATCTTCTGTTGAGATGTCGTCGAAGAGCATGAAGTCATAGAGAGACATTTGAGAAAAGTAAATCTTATGAGTAGTATCACTACCAATAGTAGGCGATATAACTTCTTCTTTATTCGCCAATTGATTTATAATAGTTATACTATGCGTAATTTTATATAATTGAGGACAAACTATATTTTTATTTAAGATTCCATCAATATAAGTTTCTCCATCTGTGTTTCTACTATTATAAGCAATACTATTATTTGAATTAACATTTAAAATAGCAAAGGCATCTATTGAGCTTCCGTTTTTTCTTTGGTCATATAATAATCCTGTTCTATTTTGCCAATTCATCTTCATCAATACCTGCTTACCACCAACAATAGTAGGAATAGTAACAAAGTCGTCTACACCATCAAATTGGTATGAACCATCTTCATTAACTCCACTTCCTTCTGCATAAGCAGAATTGTTTATCTTACCATGATTACCGTGACCGCTAATATCGGGGATATAACCTAAAATCTTATATGAACTATTGGGTATTCTTAATAATCTAGGAGATAAGATTACTTTTGGTTCATTGTTGTCAATTAGATATTTAAATGGCATATTCCAACTAAAGACCATCTCTTTGGCAACAACTCCGGGCTTAATACCCCAATCTAATACTTCTCCATTATATAATACATTACCTTGCCATTCGTACATATTAGGTAATAAGTTAACTACGTTACCCTTAAACCTAGCACCTACTTTTAGTTTACTTCCCCAACTATATACCTCTTCTGTATCATAATCAATAAGAGTAAATAAAGATGGATACGGCTGAACAATATCTTCGAATCTGATGTATTCGTCAATTGTGATGTTTATCTTTTGAGGGGATTTAGAAGTTATATAACTATATATATTATATCCCGGATTTGACGGTCTTTTCTCAACAATTATACCTGATAATTGAGGGCTTACAACTTCTTTAAGTTCACTAGCATCATTATCAAAAGTAATTTGAAAAGCTAATTTTGCTCCGATAACAATGTAATCACCTACCTTTATTGACTTCCAAGTATTAGTACTATCTATTTGATAATATGTTATCTTATAATTAGCATTAGCTTTAATAACAGGTCTAAATTCAACCATATTAGGATACAACGTACCCAGCTTATGCTTCTTCAACTGACGCTCTATCAAGAACTCGGACATGCTATAGGGGAAGAGCATTAAAGACCAAAGACATATAGCAGAATATTGTACTCCATTACCAAATTTACCTAATGTAATACCACCCCCTGTGGAGATTGCATTTCCCTTAGGTATAACATATCCCATATATGAATAAGTAGACTGATATACTATCTTTTTATTTATATCTAGTGGAATATCAGTAGTACGTGATACACCATAACTAAATGATATAGCATTAGAACCAGTATTCCAATGTTCTACTATAAATGGAGTTTGGTCTTCAACTATATTAGAACTTATTAAAGGCACTTGATTATTAATAAGATTATTATATGCTCTATTCATAATCAAAGTATAATCCTTCAATCCCAAGTCTCCTACAAACTGCCCGAAGTCATTTACTCCGTCAAGGCAGAGAGCACCTGCGTGGGAAGGGATTTGTGTGATGGTTATATTGCATGGTTCATTTACAATTCCCGGAATACCTCCAAATCTTAATGTTAAATTCGTAGCTCCATCAGGTAAAATATATGAATATACACCATCTTGTTTTATATCATTATATATAATTCCCGTAGAAGTAGTGTACTTTATCTCCAAATGCAGCCCTATTGATTGCATCAATTCTGATACACCATTAACATTAATGGAGTAAGTACCATTAACAGTTGGATAATTTACAATAGTTGAATACGTATTGGCAATAGTTGCCGTGACTTTCCAATTAGGATAATTATACTTCCCAATACCACTATCCCCATCCCAAGCTAGATTGTTCAACTGAATATCTCTACCATTACCGGAAAAGTCAATCAGCTTGTCGCCAAACTCTGCGTGGTTATCGTTGGTGATTCCCTGTTTCTTGACATCACACAGTATATCAGGGTTAAGAGTTCTATCTAGGTTGAAGTAGGCTATTACCTGGTTGATTTGGTCGGTAGTCAGTACTTTGTTGGCGATGATTGTCCAGTACCAAGCGACTTGACTTGCTTCGGTTAATTCACTAATTCTTCCTACAACACTGAATTTAGCATCAAATATTGTTTGTAAACTATTAGTTGACTTAACATAATAATCTGCTTCATCTCCTAATATGTTTTTTATATCAGATTTAGTATTATTAATTAATGACGCACTATAACCGTATATCCCAGTTTTACCGTAATTATAAACATCGCTTCTAACGTGTTCTCTGGAATTACTATTTTCTATATAATTAGTAGTTGCTATGGTATATGTAGAATTTAAATCTATCTGATGAATCATACTAACAACAGTAACCTCATCAGTAATACCCATCTCCTGTACGGTCTTGGTGGAAGTAATCAGGTCGTCGATTCCGTCAGTTACGAATGCGCCATAGTAAGGACTACCTTTATCTGCGTAGCCACTTCCTTCAGTGTAAGCTGCATTGCTGATTACAAACGGATTGTCAGGGTCCACCAAGTTCTTGACTATAGCCCTGTCCGGATCGTCGTTGCTCTTACCGTAGCAGATGCACACAGCTTTCAAGGAGGCTAAGACTTCCGGGTCGATGTAAGGACGGTCGGACGAAGCACGAGAAGGCTTACCGATTCGGTTCAATCCGATCCGGTTAAGCCCTATTGTGTTTAATGAGACTTTATTAAGCATCATTCAGCCTCCGTTAGAATTCCACTTGTTACTTCTGTATAACTTTCGATACGAATTACCTTCGGATAAACCAAGGCGTCAAAATCGTAATCGAATATTTTCCCAGAATCACTTTGGATATATCCCGGAAGAAATACAGGGTCAAAACCTCGGCTTTCGGCTGTCCTCTCATCCATTGATTCTGTTTCACTACCGGTCTTCTGATAGATTCTGATTTCTGATCCGGCAACACGGTCTAAATGAATATTGAAATTGCTGTTGACAACAATTTCTGATGCATAAAGATCCTGACTCGTTATTTGGGTAAATTGTAAATCTGCCATGATTGTTCCTCCTATTGATTAAAGTTTATAATAAAGCCCATCCGGCTTCGATGTCAGCCATAACAGCTGAAACTCCATTCTCGACACGTGAGATGGCAGCAGCAAAAGCGCACATGGTTGCTTTGTCGTTGATATCCGGAACGTATGTGTTCGGGACTTGCATTTCGCTACATACACGGCTGATATATCCTGCTGTATTGTTCTCGTTCTCCGGTGCCCACCGCTTGATGAAGTCGGCAATCGTCTGACAGCCGTGTCTCTTACGGTAGTTCTGCAAAGTGCGGATAAGGGCACGGTAGCCCCATTTCATTTCTGTAAACTGGAAGAACGATTTGTCCTCCTGCTTTTCTCTCAATCCCTGCCATTTATCTTTTGTGATCCGGATATTGCCCGGATTATTATTTCTCAAACCTCTTGGTAAACTCATGCTTATTTCCTCCTATAATATCAATGTTAATACTCCCAACGCCATACCTACGCAATCACAGATGATGTCTTTAATCGAAAACTCTGTTTTCTTGCAGTACTTGTCGTATACTTCCTTCAGAACGAAGATTACGACGGTTATAATGATTGCTTCCCATAGTGGCACAATTCCAAAAAACTTTGATAGCCATATTATCAGGTTCTGGCATACTATAATGTGAGCCATGCCGTCTATTCCGATCTTGGATAGAAGCTTACTGGCTAATGCGCTGATTTTATTTATCATATTCATTTTCTATTTTATTCTACTATTCCCTGTTTTTCTTTTACGATTCTTGGGCTTGTTCACCGCAAATGCATAGAGTATGATAAAAAGCAAAAAGGGAAAAACATAAATAGCAGTGTACAAATTCATACTTACTTCTCCTTTTCTATAATTTCTTTCACATCTTCCTTATCAACCTTAAACACCTTCTTACCAAACACACCCAAAGCCCCGATAAGATTGATGTTAATCCCCTTTGGCTTCAATATATTCCCAACTATCGAGCATCCCTCTATGAAGCATACCAATAAACAGGAATACACATCTATAGGATATTCATTGTGACTTGCTACGCTAATCATGCAGACCATGCAGACGAAAGCGAAGTAAGTTACCATCTTCCCCATAGTGGCACGGATCGCACGTGAGAATCTGACCTTTTCGCCTAGTAGCAAACTTTTCCTTACTCCGAATAGGAGATCGCAGAGAATAACAGCACACGTGACAATCAGCCACGGTATCATATTTTGCAATGATTCGGCAACAAATGCGGTAGCTATTGCGGCAAATCCTCCGGTAGTGGTATGCACTATTGCTTCTTTCATAGCTTTTAAATTTAAGAATAGAAGTAAGCGATGAAATCAGGCATCAGTGGATACATGCTTTCAATGGGAATACTAATATCTGTATATCGGTCAGTGATAGTAAGCCAATTATTTCGATAGGTATCCCGGATACTTTTTTGCATTTCTGTTTCTTGAACATCCCCACGTAGTACCGCTTTATCATACAGGTCTACCGCTTCTAATTGGCGTTTTCGATCGAACCGGGCTTTAGACAGTTCCGATTCCAAGGTTATTACACCATCGGCTACAAGCTGCTCACGTGTTTTCTTTACGATAGCACCATCCGAAATAATTTGATTTGCGGGAAGGGATATTATTCCCCTTTCATACAGTTCTATTCGTGTGGCTTCACGTACATACTCCTTATCTCCGTCTTGTACGTAGGTGATATAATGCGGAAGGTCTTCTCCAACAAACTCTATCGCCTTACCCTCAAAATATGCCGGATAATCCTTTATTGGATGATCTTTGACTGCAAAAACAAGAGCTATACCTTTCTTTGCGTTTTCCCTGTCTAAATAAATATACTTTTCCATATTTTTTTATTTTAAATATTACGATTTTCTTTCCCAGATATGGACCTTGATATATGGAGGAAGGATGCTGAATTCCTGTCCTTCTCCAGTTTCAGCAAGGGTCCCGCTTAATCCGTGAGAATGGGTTCCGTTTTCAGACGTGGTTGGATTTGTATAGCTGGTATAAGGAGCAGCGCTACCAGTACTTTCACCTCCTGCTGCACCTGATCGCCCCCAGCCATTTCCAGATGCTGCCGAATCCATACCGTAATTACCGCCATTATGCCCAAACAGGTAGTCTGGATTACCATTGTCATTTCTATCCGACATCTTAACACTATGCGAGTGTGTCGACTGTGTATGGCTATGGCTGTCTACCTGATGACGGTGATTGCCCGCTGTATGGGTGTGAGAACCGGATTCATCTGTTCGGGCTGTAAGTGAGTGAGTATGGGAAGGCATATTTTCAACACTTAACACAACCGAAGGACTTCCACCGGTTGTACCGCTTTCCTCCTGTCCGGAGGTACCGTAAAGGAAACGGCCCTCCAACTTCTCCCAAGTTGTGCCCGGATAACGGACGGCAGGGTTTTCAGTAAACTTAGTTATAAATATTCCGCCCACGGGAACAGGAGGAGCTAATTCTGCCATAATTTTCCCCTGATCTTGCCAATCTCCATCATAATAAGCATAATAACTATAAGGTCTTTCTCCTATAGCGTATAAACCATCCTCTGTAGGACCATTAGGGTATGCTAACCTTAACTCTTCTAAGCTATCATAATGCCCTAATATCTTCATGGATTTATTCGCAAATGTTTTAACCATATCAACCATCAGACCGCCAACACGCAACGCCGTATTCGCTCCGTCCTCTTTTTCATCTCTGATTTGCTTTGCCCTATCTAATAATCCTTCTGCTTCCATATCATTCTCCAATTATTCGATAAACCGTTCTATTTGCCTTCAATTTCCCTCCACCATTATATAGAGGGAAGTCATTTTTGCAATCATTCAAATACTGTACACACTCTTTTAAATATCTGTCCGCAATACTGAATGTATCATTGTAAGCCATAACTTTCTCTTTTATGTCCGGACGGGATGAATATTCAGATTCTTTATTTACAAATCCAAAACGAGTAACATTGCCATCTCCATTTTTTACGATACGGGCATAAGTATAATAAGCAAGTGCTGTTTTAAGACCAACAAAGGACTGTCTGACGCCGCACTCGCTATCATATTCCCCACCATTAAGAAGAATATTATATTTTTCAGGATGTTCCTTTACTTCAAGAAATAATGCATCTCCTAATGCACTCTTGATGTCAATATTTTCAGATTCACGAATATATGTCTCAATTTTAGAATCATCCAAATGAATAGACATATCACGGGAAAGTTTAGATACCTCCTCTGCTGTTATTAGATACTGCTGCATTTCTCACATATTTAAGAGGTTCAACACTGTAATCATTTGAAGGATTAGCCACTTCATACCAACCGTCAAAAATCTTTTGAAAAGCCCGTTCAATCATGCGTTGTTGTTTAGAAACAATAGAATTATAGTATTCAAAAGCATCTTCCAAAATATCACCAGAAAAACCGACTTTACCAATACGGATGCAGTACCAAGGTTCTTGACCATACGCAGAATATATTCTTTCTACTACACTCGCATCCGTAACGGAAAACTCTTTATCGTAATTCTTTGATGACAGATCGACAAACTCCGGTTTTTCTTCATCAGAGCTAATTTCAACTTCAAGCATCTTTAATGAGTTAGTGTCTCCCTGTAACTTTCCTAGCATATCAGAAAAACCGTCATTATCATTTAAACCTGATGAATCCTCTCCGGCAATACTTTGTCCTTTTTTGGTTATAACAATACCGGCTGATAGAAAATTACAACGAACATTTCTAAACTTCACGTTAGCTAAGCCTTCGTCTGTACTCATTTCTGTTACAACTCTATCGGCACGTGAACGAGGGTAAACATTTTTTCCGCCTCCGGACAACCATAGAATCTGTCCTTTATAATACTCAATACCGCCAGCAGCTTCTATTTGAGCTAAAACCACCTCTTTTCGAGGATTGAACACATCTATAAAATCAATATTTTCTTTTTTTACTTGAAGAGGTTTACCGGCACGTGTCTTTTTGCCGCTCCAATCCGGATGAACTGCTATCTTTGCAACATACCCGTTAGAATCTTCTTCCAAAAGCCTGCAATTTTCAAAAGGGACATAATTCAATTCACATATTTCTCCAAATATGTTATAATTAACATGTAATGACATTCCGTCAAAATCTCCTACGTCAGGGCATACAAGAGCGTGAATATCATCTACGGTATCTCCTTTTCTATTTACGACATATTCAGAAAAACGAATGTCTTTAAATCCGTTACCTTCGATAAAATTGGCATATCGCTCTGCACATTCGCTTCCGGTAGAGCTTGCAGCAATGATATTGCGGAGAGTTTGAGGGTAAAGGTTGTCATCTCCAAACCCTTGTATTCCAAACTGACGCAAGTAAGATACATCTACTCGGTTACTGCTTTTCTTTTTAAGGTCCTTTACCCTCATAATGGATTATTTTTCTTCTGTTTTCTCTGACTTTTCAATATTCTCCTCTTTCTTTTCCTGCTGTTTATCCAGCTTTTCAGCGTCTTTTCTTTTTGCAATTATGTCTTTCGCCTTTGAAAGATGATTGTTCAATTGTTTTTCGGTGATTTTTCGTCCACCAAGCTCATAATTTGTAAGTTCGGCCAGCAATGAATCTTCTGAAACTCCACTATCAAATGCTTCAACAATAATTGCTATAAGTTCATCGCTAATAGATTCTCGTTTCAGTACACGTTTTCTTACTTTATTCTCCCAATCTGCAGGATAGCCTGCAAAAAACATGATACCTTTTGGATTATCCGACAAATAGTTTTCTGCAAATTCATCGGTAATGTTCTCATTGGTATACATTTCCCCACTTCCAAACTCTTTTTGTAGGACAACACCATTTTTCAATATGTAATTTGATTTTTCCTTCATTTTACCTGTTTTTTTTAGATGTATATACATTTCAATCACAGCATCATGGTAACAGTCATTACAAGATGTTTTAACGAAATTCCTCCCGAAAACGTCTCTGTACATTAATTCAATGTCAAGTTTGTCGGAAGAAGAGAGAACATCACGTTCTCTCAATTCTTCCAACTTACCAACCACTTTTAATAATTCCATGATTTACCCTCCTACAACAGATGTAAGAGCATCTACAGCCGCTTTAGTTGTTTCATAACTTGTTTTATACAAGAATAAAGCGGATTTAGGAACTTTCGTTTCCGTAAGGCTGATAGACCAACCACCATCTGTGTCTTCTGAATACTTATTATTGCTTATTTCTGCAGCTTTTAGGCCTTGATAATAGCCATATACTTGGAATGCAGAATCTCCCGGATTAGTTTCCTTTTGCAAGCCCTTGGATTTATTTTCCAGAACAACGACAAACTCCCCATTTGCTAATCCGTCAATAATATCACCACATACATCAGGGTCATTAGCCAAAACGACCATATTAACGGTGTTAGTAAATGTATTACGATATGTCCCTGTAGCCAACGCTACATTTGTCCCTGTAAAAGGAGTACCGCCATAAACCACAACTTTATATGCTTTCTTGCCGGATTTCATCGCCAACGTTTCAATCACATTCTTTCGAGTTGAATTGAAAGTGGTTGCGGAAAAATCAACATCAGATCGATTAGCAATAACGCCTTCCTGTTCTATTCCCGGAACAATAGGATCATCGCACGACGGTGCGATGTCCTTTTTGATTAAATTGTCACAAACTCCTGACATAAAATCTCCTTTCTTAATAAGCAAGTTGGAACAAATTATCCTCTCCAATCAAACAGCCAAGGCGACCAGCTGAATAAGCCTTGGTTACTCTTTCATCCTGATTGAACCAAATTTCCAAATCAGAAATAATTTGATTTGCGGGAGAACCAACAAACAGCTGCTTTGGAGAACCATAAATCGCACGGTGAGGAAGATTCAGCTTAGTTCCATTGTTCTGGTATTTTTGAATAAAGCGATCCCAAATAGAAACCCTATATACCATAACTCCATTGTACTCTGTTACATCCAAACCTTTAAAGATTTGTTCCCATGTCAGAATCTCTTTGTATTCACGTTTCAAATCTTTGGTAAGGGCATCGCCTAAAGACTTAGTACAATAAATAGCAGCACCTTCCATTGCAGCAATACGAGGATCAGCGTTTTCAAGCAATGAATCAAAGATTCCGATTGCAACATTGGCCGTTTTAATTCCGCTCAACTGTGCTGCAGTAGAAGCTTCGCTGTTGGCTGCAATATTCACTCTTTGACCTGTATTGGCTGCACCGATGGCAAATAATTGTTGCCAGAAACCATTGCACGGTTTGAACAGTTCAACATCTACCCCATCTGTGATTTGTCCTGTTGACACGTTTTGAGCTTCTTTGTCGCCAAACCAAATAAAACGCCAGAACATGCGCTTAATTGCAAGGTCAAGAGCCGGATAAATGATAACATCCATAATCTCCGTGCTTGTCAAATCACCAATATCTGTACCGGTCTTTAGCGCATATTCAGCAATAGTGTTCATGAAGTCCTCATAACACCATTTCAAAGGAACTGACCATTGTCCAATATCCCATGTCTTTTCCGCTGCCTGTACAGTAACATCTTTATAAGTAGGATTACAGGGAGCACCAGCCCAGCCTACATCTTCCATTTCTCCGGTCCATCCAAGTTTTTGCCCGTTCTGTACATTTTGAACAAACGTAAAGAACTGCTCCAAGGATTCATCAACAAAGTTCGTCAACACTAATAGATCACGCAAGCTTTTTACCGCTCCGTTATCCTTCGTCAAGTTTTTTACTGAATCTAAAATATTCATACCTTATACCTTTTTTGAGTATCTCTTTTTATTTTTATCTCTCGCTTCTTCTAACTTTCGTTCCACCAAGCTCACCGGTTTTGTTTCTTCATCTTTCTTTGTCTGTGGAGTATACGACCGACCTGCAGGCACATAAGAACCAGTGGCCTTTTTTAACCAAGCTTCTCCGCCTGCTTTTTCTACAGCCGCAATGATACGAGCATCGGTTTCACTCTTTGCACTTGATTTTAGAGAAGCGTTCTCTGCTTCTAGTTCTGCAATACGGTCTTTCAAGGCTTGTGTATCTTCTTCGTTGGAAGAAGGATCCTTAATCTCCGTAATAACTCCATCAACCACGATAACCGTGCGTCCGTCTTCTAATACAAATTCACCATCAGGAGAAGCCGGATCACCAACCTGAATTTCTCCTTCCTCACGTTCTACAGTCAACTCATCACCGGTTGATGTAGTAATTACCATTCCGACAGCTTCAGGAGTTTCCTTTACTACCCCCAAAGCAACACCAAGCATGTGAAATGCCTGTGCAACTGTCACTTTCTTTTCTTCTTTTGCCATACTTTCAATATTAAGATTACTATTAAGCTCTGGTTTGGATGCAGATGCAGAAGCAGCCGGAACAATAGAAGACACAAATCCCAGCTCAATAGCTTTCTCTGCATCAAACCAGCTATCTGTTGCCATCTGCGCCTCTAATACTTCTCTTGATTGTCCTGTGCGATCTACATAGAGATTAAGCATCTTTTCTTTTTCTGCTTCCAGATCGCTTTTCAATTCTTCCAATTTAGCCAAGGTTATATCCCCAATTCTTGCACCGGACGGGTAATAAGGAGAATGAATCAACAGCTCGGCATGTTGATATGCGCTTCTTCGTTCAAGTGGTGCCGCAAGTAAAATTACTGTAGCCATAGATGCAGCATTTCCTACAACCTTACATGATATTTCCTTTCCAGAAGCACGTAAAGCATCATAAATAGCATAAGCTTCTGTGCAGTCTCCACCACAAGAATGAAGCTCAATATCTATTCTATTATCATCGTTGGGAATCCAGTCTATAAAGCCCTGTATATCAGGGAAAGAAATTGAATCGTTACCTGTTAGCCAATATTTTACCTTATCAGCATCAGCAGCAATGTCTTTGTTGATGTATAATTTAGCCATATATCTGTAATTGTTTGTAACAAAGTTACTAAACCAGATACGGCTATAAGAATGTAGGACTAAAATTGCACTGAAGTAATCGTTTCAGTAAAAAAGAGGGTGAGCAACGCCCACCCTTAAACTATAAATTAACGTTAGAGGAAAGCTTCTCAATAACGTTGTAAACCATCCTTTCCGATATATTATATTGATCGGAAAGATATTGCATTATGTAAGTCTTTTTATGCCCTTCTTTAATCATCAGAGAGTACTCCTTATATAAATCCAAATATTTAATATCGGAAACATTCAAGGATTTGTCACACATCACTTTTAAAGCTAATGCATTCATTGATAATAATTCGTATGCTGTCATAGGCTACCTAAATTTTCAAGTACTTCAACTCGTTTTCCAACTGTGTTTATTTCAGTTACAGATACCACCGGATTAGGCATCATCTGGACTCCTTTTGCTACAGCTCTTGCTAACATATCCTCTCCCATGGTCTGATTACTTGATGCGGTGATGTTTATCGGAACACCGCCTCCCATTTGGTTAAATGAGGAAAGTATCGGAGCGAATAACTCCGTAGTTCTTGCTGTCATTACCGATTCTCCGTTACTTAGTTGTGCCGGTATGCTATCACTCGTTCCGGTTCCCGATCCGGTAACTAGTCCACCGGTTGCAAACTTGGCGGACTTTACGGTTTTAATAGCAGTTGCAATATTGGCAAGGATAGTAGCGACAGTTGTTGCAATAGCTGCAATATTACCTGGGAAAGGCACTGATTGAGCCTGCGCAACACCTGCAGCAATTGCCTTTCCTGTATTTACTGCTATTTCACCCAAAGCCAATACCTTAGAGAATTTAGCCAGCCCTTCATTACTTTCTCCTAATTGTTCAGTCAGAGATATAAGCCCTCCCGTAATTTGAGCAACCGCCTCATATTTAGCTTGCTCAATTTCTACCTCCTTATTGGTTAACTCTTGTTTCGCATCAAGATAGGCATTTTCAGCTTCTAATTTACGCAGATTAAAGGCTTCTATTTTTTCTCCCTCCATTTGCTGAAGAGTATCTAATTCGGTTTTCCTTTGCTCAACTTTTACTTTTAGTATTTCTGTTTCATTATTTCGTAAAGTTGCTATTTCTGTTTCAAAACGGATTCTAATAGCCTCCTGTTCTTTACTCAACAAATACGCATTACGCTGATTCACTAAATCATCTAATTGCTTATTATATTTTGCACGTATAGCAACTTTCATCTGTTCCGTCAATTCCAGTTCTGAAAGTTCCAACTCTCGTTGAGTTACCAATTTCTGCATTTGCAATTGATATTCTTGTTCACTTCCTGATTTTATCGCATCAAGTTGTGTTTCTATCAATCTTTGTCGCTTTTCGATCTCTGTTTGATATTGTTCATTTGATAGTTTTTGCAACTCCCTTTGTCGCTGCTGTTCTTTTAACTTTATAGCCTCTCGAATATTATCTTTAGCTTTTAAAGTTAAATTTTTTTCATCGGTCAATTTCCTCTTTAAATCCTCGATTTCTCTTTCGTAGCTTACTTTTAATTGTTGCCTTTGTCTTTCCGAATTATCTTTTATAAGTGAAAGAAGAATATCCTGCGCTTCCCTATAAGCTTCAATCTCTTTATCTTTACGTTCTTTGGCTGTTCTAACAGCCTCTTTTGCCTCTGTCTTTTGGGCGTTTATCGCTTCAACTCTTTGGGCGTTTAGTTCACGTGTTTTATTATTTAAATCAATAGTTGCTCTTGCTACATCAATTCTTGCTTGGGATAACTTCTCTTCATATTCCGCAGAGTTCAAAGTTCTTTGGCCTACAGTTTCAAGAATCCTAAGGTTCTCTTCTGCTAGTTCTTTTCTTTTTTCCGCATTAGATGTTTCAAGCTTTATTGCTTCATCAAGAAAAGCAATCCTTTCTTTATGTGTATATTTATCTTTTTTAGCAATCTTGTCTCTAAGTTCTGATATTTTCAAGTCATTATCCGCAGCTTGCTCATTAGCTTTCCTTATGTTTACAGAGAGATTATATCTATCTTCTTCTGTTTTCATATAATCTTCAACAACTTTTTTAGCACCAGGAACCAAGCCTGTCCATTCATAAAATTTAGCTAATGCCATATTTATAGAATTGGCTATTTTTATATAAGTCTCTGCTATTTTTTCATTAATTCTTGTAAAGCCATCAGCTATTGCCGAATTAAGAGACATTGCTTTCTGGTACTTATAATTAAGTTCTTCGCTTCCTTTTATCGTATTATTTACCGATTCGAATGCAGCTTTTAATGTATATAAAACTGTTACTAAAGCTGTTATAGTTAATATAACCGGATTTAGCAAAAGAGCCAACATTTGTTTTCTAAAAGCAATGGCTGCTACCCTTCCCGCTTTAAAAGCAGCGGATACCGAATTTATTCCACCAACTAGCCCTGAAATTTTACCCAAAAAACCATTTTGCACCCCAACTAATGACAGGAGTTCATTTTGGAATTTACCACCAGCTTCTGTAGTTGCTTTCAGTTCCTCCCTTATTTTAGCAATATGTTTACGCATTTCTTCACCTGCAGCACTTTTTCTCTCCTCTTCCGACATTGATATATAAGCCTGCGTCAGTTCATTTAATTGATTCTTTAGGGGAGAAAGCGCCTTTTCAAATGCTTCTTGATATTTACCTACACTTCTATAGAAACGTTGAGTCTTTTCTTCTGCCTCTTTTATTTTATCAGTAATGGCATTTATATGTATTTCTAAATCCTGCCCAGAAGCAGAATTACGTTCCGCTTCAGACATTTCATCGTATTGCCGTGTTAAGTTTGATAATGAGGCACGAAGAGCAACAAGGCTGTTTTCTTGTTGCTTTTCCGCCTTTATATTATTTTGTATCTCTTTATTTAAAACTCTAATGGCGTCATTGTATTCTTGTGTCGCTATTTTAGTTTCAGTCAGCTTTATATTATAAGCATCACGGCTAATCCTTCCTTTCTCTACATCTTCCTTTAATGTTTTCTCAACCTGCTTTAAAACATCAAGTTGCTTCCGATATTCTGCAATCTTCCGGATCGCATCATCATATCGGACTTTTATCTCTAATACTTTTTCTACTGCATCTTCTGCCATAGTATTACAATTTTAAAAGTTTACACTCGCATATATCGTTTTCTTTGGTCTTTATCTCTATGATAGCCAGATAACAACCATATTGAGCCAAATAAACCGGTATATCCATCTCTAAGTCCCGCAATTCGATACTGTTAAGACGGATATACTCGGTCACTACCTTTGCATTATTGATTAGTCCTTTGTACGTCTGATAGTTATTTGCAATTAAGGTAGTCCATTCTAGCCCCTTGAATATTCCTTTTGTGCCATCAAGAAGTAATATCCGGGGATTTGTTTTGTTATACTCCAACTCTCCTTCCTCGTTATAAGAATAAAGAGGAATATAAGCAACGCCTCCTTTTGTACTGCAGGCGGAGAAAGGCAAAGTGATGGCATCACGTTCGTACTCTATCGTGGCATCATCAACATGGATATTTCCATCATAGTTTCCCATGACATTATCATCTTCTTTATACCGGAACCAGTTGTTTTGAGCAATGTTATCAAGGGTGTACTGTAAGTTTCTTGGCGTTACGCTATCATAAGCCATTATCACACGATTCGTCCAGTCTACAGCTTTAGATTTGTTTGCAGACAGATTATCGAAGGGAATAAACTTGATCCCGTTTTCGCCATCCGGTAAGGCAAACAAACCGACCATTGAGGCAACGGCTTTAATGAAGTCTATTTGCTTGATGTCCGGAAGATTGGGAACTAAGGGGAATTTCTCACCAAAAGATATTTCATTACGATCATACACCGTTAAAGACAATACGCTACTACTTGCTCCTGTAGCAATGGCTTTTATAGTAAAATGCATAAATTCGTCAGATTCAATAGATACTAGATCGTCAAAATTGAAAAGTAATCTAACGTTAGGAGCCTCAATATATGCAGCATAGTTTTTTCTTTCTATAGTAGATACGCTAGATATATTACCAGAAGAATCAGACTGTGACACTCTCAAATTCAAATACTGGTTATTTACGTCCATCCCAGAATTGTATTGAACCAACATTTCAATAGTTCCTTTAACTTTCAATGTGATAGGATATTTGGTATACAATCTATCTCCATAAGGACCACCAACACTTGCATACTGTTGGGTACTATCTCCTATATAGTTTAACTTTAGATAAGAAAAAGTGCTTTCTACTATCACATATCCAACCATTTGCAAAGAAGATGGGAAAGCATCGTTTATCTTTTGTGAATCATTCCTCGTTAGAAGAGGAACAATCATTTTATCTATAAAAGTCTTTTTATCAGAAGGGAAATTAAACGTTACTCCGCTTTCTTCTTGAATCTTTTCTAAGATCCATTTGACAGTAATTGCCGGATGATACCACACATTCGAATCACCGGAATTAAATCCGTAATTAATCAAGGGAAATTGTGCGGAATTACTTCCTTTATTGTTCCATACTACCCAATCTGTTCCCTCTTCTGTGCCATATTCCAAATCTGTTAATTTCTTATCACTACTTACTATTTCCGCAAAATTAGTTACATTTCCCCAGGACAAAGCGGTTTCGATATATTCAGACACAGATAACAAAACAACATTCGCATCTTTCACAATTATTATTCCATTCCGTGAAACATTCCCTACATGCTTAAGATATGGGAGTTTAGTAGTTGAACTGGGAAGATGTGCGCACTCAATCAAAGCCAGATTCTTTGCCGTTTTAGGAAGTTTTATCGTATAACTGTTATTGCTCACAATCTTACTAATATCAGTGAGCAGATTGCTTTTATAGTTCAGGCTAATATCAGTATCTCCGACATCTACCTTATCACCATTAATATATAATTCGTCTCTTGTCATAGCATCTGTGTAATAGTTTCCGGCATAGTTATTTGAATTTCAAAGTCTTGAAGGTCTGCTCCATTATCTGTGAATGAGCCAGCTACAATATTAACCGGTATCCAGTTTTCATCAATATACATATCGACAATAGGAGAAGAATGGATAGAAGATAACATATTGAATGTTTCTCGTTCTACGAGCGTAGCACAAGCCTTTCGTGTCGTTTGATATGTTTTGCCTTGATAACGGCTCATTCCATTGTAAACGTATTTTATATTGCTATAATCAACGTTTAATTGCTCCCCTTCATTGGAAGACTGTCCGGTCAAATCCCCCTCTTGGAAAAGCCAATACTGAAGGAATCCGTGACGATCCAACCAACGTAGATATATTCCCTTAGTGCAATCATTAAATAGAACCTTGATAAGAACAGCATCATCAGGAAGAGGTTTAAACGTCCGATCGAAAGTATATTGAAATGTGCTGGGAGCCTCTGGGGTATTAAGTATCTTAATCATGCCGAACTCCTTTGCATCCTTAAATAATTCGGAGAAATCTTTGTGTAATAACCCTGTTTTTTCAACTTCAACAGAGGTATATTCTTCCGCATCATATCTTACATTTATTTCTCCATTGCTGTAAATGGAAATAGTAGAAGGGAAGTTTCTAAACATAGTAACCGTCCTTGAAGGGTTAAATACCTCCCCTATATTCATAGCTCCCCAAATCACATTTATATAAAATTCAAATGTCAGACCATCAACATCAATTTGAACATGAATGTTTTTTGAGTTAGGTCTAGTTGCGTAATCAAATCTAAGTAGCGATCTTAGATATTCTGAAATGTCGATAGATACTTTGCCTGATATAGGCTCCCTCATATCTGAATAGTCTCCAACATAAAATATAACAGAACCGGTCAAATTATCTATTGTTATAATCTGCGGATTAAAAGCAAAACAAGTTTCATCCGGATATGTTATCGTATGTCCATTAAATACCTCTGTTCTCATTGCTATTTAAATTTATATGTTTAATATCTCTTTCGAATATGCCGAAAACTTTCTCCATGACAGACTGAATTGTGCGTTCTATTTCTTTTGAGTAAATATCATCACGTCCGCCATCACGATATAGTTTACTTCCCTCCCTCGCTATCTTTCTTGCTATAAGATAAGCGACAGATTTTGGCTTTTCGAATATTAATCCTTTATCAATTATCCAATCGTAAATTATCTTATAAAATCCTCTTGGTGCCTTACCGCCCTTTCGCCCAGTTTCTAGCGTTGCAAAAGGTTTTCTTCCCCAAACAATCCCACCATCCGATGTTATTTCAACTCGCAAACTAGATATAGTTCTTCCACTCGCTTTTTGCCCGGCTCTGATATGATTCTCAATAACCCTTTGCTTAAAGGTGTTCAATTCATACTCTAAGATACTTAATGCTTCACTTTTTGCTTCCAACGAACTTACTCCTTATCTTTTTGAACATTTCTCCTATTGCGTTACCATAGCACAATAATAGACCTTGCTTCTCTTTTAGTTTTAGTTCTATTGCAACGACAGCCACATTCACGTCTAGCCGGTCATATGTAGTAGAGTAGTAAATATCTCCATCCACATATTCAAACAATCCGCTTTCGTTCAATCGAAGAATGAACTCTTTTGCGTAGCTCTTGCAGAGCTCCACCTTTTGGTCTGCTTCAGTTCCATCGAAATCAAGGTCTATCTTGTCGACGAAAGCAATAAGGCAGTTTGGAAAGTCTTTTATTTGGTTCTTACTCAAATTAAAACTACCGGACACCGGAAGAATATTAATCACAGCCGGAAGGGGAACCTTATCTAGCTTTACATTAGCCGTACGCCAATTATCGAAGATGTAGGTTATGCCCTCCATCTTATCAACTATGCTTTTTATCTTTTGCTCTACTGTTGTCATTATAATATCATTTTGTTATACCTGTTCGGTGAATAATTCTCATTTTCTTTTTAAAAATGTATCACTTTGATATTTTGTTATTTCTAGCATACACCTCCTGTAATCTTCTCTGAAACTTTGCTTTTTCAGAATCAATATCCAGACATTTGTAGATACGAACCCATGGCACCTTTTCAACATCTTCATGATTAGAAATACCCATTCTTAATGCGTAATGGTCTATCATTCCAAACATTCCAAATGATAGTTTTTCAACTCCCGCCTGTTTTTCTTCTTTTGTCGGTTTTACGCTTGTGGAAGAAAATAGTTTATTTATCCGATCTACCTCCGTTATCACCCACATGGAGAATCCCAATATGGTTTCCGCTTTTGCAGATAATATTTCCTTTTCTTCCATACAAAGAAGCGTCTTACAAGGAATCAACGCAACATCTTTAGAATCTCCCATAGACTGAAGCATTATCAACTGTCCCATGGTTATATCATTCAAATCGGAAGGAGTGCGCTTATTCCCGATAAATTCCGGCTTCGGAAGTTCCTCTATCTGCTTTCTCAATTCTTCCTGATCTCGGCAAACATCGCTCTTTATTAAAAATTCTTTTACTGTCATATCTGTCCTAATCTTGCTTTTGGTCTTTGTGGTATAGGTTTAATTCGAAAAAACATTGCCATTATCAACATATCCAAATAATCAGGAGAACGACCTAATATCTCCTTCATTTTATCTTTGCTGATAATACCCTTCTTTCTAGTATCAGCGTCTATATGATCCTGTTTTAATACGCCTAATTCTTCCGTTATCTGTTCTTTTTGATGTTCGGAACACACAACCCTTAAAATCCGAGAATTAATCAATTCTGCAAGCTTAAAAGCGCATTCTGATTTAAGATTATCATATTCTGGGTTTATAGGTCTACTACCTCCGTGAAACTCTTTGATTCCTGTCAAGTAACTTTCCAGATAGGCTCCTAATCCGTCAGAGTCTACAATCGTCATACTACGGGGAATTTTGCACTCTATCATCATATTTTTTAGATCGGTCTCAATCATCTTTCCTGGACTGAAATCTTTATCTATTCGGATAGTACAAACATTTCCGATCCAATGCCCGGCCACAAATCTATCACGCCCCTTCATTGCAAGGTCAGCAGAAGCGGAAGAGATGCCGACGGCTTTAACATGGTCGTTTACAAACAAGTCGCATATAGCATCGTATTCGCATAGTACGGCCGGATCACTGTCATATTCCCAGTTTCCATAAAGCAAACGCTCTTTTGTTACTTTATCTTTTGTGTTCCGTAAAGATTCAAGATAATCATCTGTTGCGTATGGATTATCCTGAACTAATGCGGGGATGAAAGCATAAGGAGAATATAATTTCCCTTCTTTCCATGGTTTATAAAAGTCTCTATAAAGCCAATTCTTTTTAGGATTACATGTTATTAATATTTTCCCCTGTATATTATAAACATCATTTAAATGTCTCCCTATGCGAGTTTTAAGGACTTCAAAAGCGAGGTAATGAACTTGCCCAGCCTCTTCTATCCAACCTCCAGTAAACTCTTTAGATCCTAATCTTTCGTACATTGGATCTTTAACCGGATAATATGTCAGATCAAGGAAGATTATTTCTGAACCATTATAAAATGATATTCCATCATCCGTATTGGTAAATGATGTGAAGCCATGCCACTTTGCAACTTTATCAAATGTGACAGTAATTGATTGGCGGCTATCTTTTAAATTATTTCTTCCCGCAAACCAACGTGTGCCGGGTAAGTAATAAGCGCATTGCATTAACCATTCACAGCCCAGCCAAGACTTACCACCTCCACCGGCTCCACCATACAACAAAAATTTCGTTTCATTATCACGAAGATAATTGTACGCTAACCTTTGCTTTATGTTGACTTTACTATCAATCATTTTTCTTAGCCTACTTCAGGAGTATATGGTAAAAAGTTGAATCCCTTAAACTCTTTGCCTGCATTAGTATGATCTATTTCTTGCTTGTCCGCCAATCCATTAATGCGAGAGACAATATTAGCATTAAACGCTCCGACAATAGCACCTTCTAGCTGTTGAGACTTGATTATGTTTTCTACACGTGTAATGACCCCAAAAAAATCTTCATGTCCAGCTTTCTTAAATTCTCTCCAATATTCCTCACTAACATCTAAATAGGAGCATAATCCTGTTAGAGTATAGGGGCATTGAGTAGGAGATTCCTCCTTTTCTTTATTTTTACCCTTTGTTTTATCTTTTACCACTTTCCAAGGGTGCTTATCACAATAAGCGAAATATTCACAAGCCGCTTCCCACAATAAATCAGGAGTAGCAAACAACTTGTCACGTCCATGTTTACTTCTTAACTTCCAAAATTGGTTTCCTTTAGGCGCAGCACACATCTTTTCTTAATTTTATCCATTTCACAAACTAAAAATACCGAATAAAGCCCTAATAGGGCTTATAGTAGCACACAAAACTATTGAAGTAACTATTTCAGTAACCTACCAGCTTCCTTCATACATTCCGCCAGTAGGTTGCTGTCTGCTTGGTTCATAATCATTTTAAAGGATCAATCATTTGTTCTCTGTCTTCCATTTTTCTTTTAAGATTACTGTATTCATCTTCAATGCACTTGCTTATCTTAGCTGCATCTTCGTAACGTTCAGCCTTTATCAGATCTCTTTTAAAGCTTTCAAGCTGATTGATGTATACGATGTCGTTACGATCCGTTACGTGCTGAATATAACTTTTGATGTCATTCAGCTTGACCTCCATGCGTCTGTGCCATTTGCTTATTAAAATTACAATGATGGCAACGGTTGTGGCATTGAGGATGAATAATGCGATTTTAAGTATTAGTTCTGCTACTTCGCTTATTGGCATGGCTATTCCTCCTTTAGTCAAATAACACAAATTCGTAAGCAAATACAAACGGATTACTTTCCCATGTGCCTTTGCCGGAAACTTTATTTATCAAGAATTCGAAAGCTTGTTGAGGTATGTCTGTTGACAGGTATCCTCTTTTTGTGTGAGGGGTATGATATCTCTTTATTCCATCATTATCAGTATACGCATGAATAATTCCCTCTTTCAAGCAATCTTCATCGCTAATGTCCTGTAGGCGTTCAACCTTGATCCCGGTAATTTTGATATGGTGGGGCATTAGGTCGGCTTTCACAAACATTTTATTAGTCCAACCGGGAGTATTCATTAAATCATCTCTAAGACTTTTCCATTTTATTATATCGTGAATATCAACCAAATCTAATTCATCTATTATCTGCCCATGTATGCTTGTTTTTCTACGTAACGCAGCATAATAATAATTGTCAACATCTATATAACTTTGCGCAATGGCAACGACTTCACCAACCTTGTATCTTGGTTTAACAAGGTGATATAGTAAATCCAATTCATTATATACTGCATAAACATGTCCGTTAAACACATAATTGGGATTAACTACTTTCTTCTCCCAGTCTTCAAGGGGGCGAAAACGAATAATAGGGAATCTAACACATTCGTCAATTTCTATAATTCTTCTCGTCATAGTCTTTCGACCATCCAACACAGCTTGGGTTAAGCCAAATTTATCATTGAACATGATTTTCTTCATGATTATTCCTCCTTGATTAATTCAGGATTATCGTAGATGTTGCCTACAATCTCTTCCATTACATTATAGTTACAGAATGGCAATAATTCTCCACTATACTCTCCGATATATCCAAAACATCCGTCTTTTACACCTACTTTATTATAGATTCTTACGCCTTCATCTTCACCCATTAACAATATATCCCCTTCATAGATTTCGTTGCCGTTTTTGTCGAATAAGCCTGTGAATTGTCCCACAGTTGTAGTTTCTACCTTACTTCTATTAAACATTTCAGTAGCTTCGCATCCATATTGGGAAAGTTTCTTGCTGAAAATAGCCATTTCACCACTTTCGTACTGAATCAAGTCACCAAATATCCATTCGTTATTATATAAGTTTTTTCCTCTGAATTTTATTGTACGATTCATTTTATTCCTCCTTTTCTTTAAAGTGTTCTATTAGCTCTTCTACAGTAGCCTTGTGGTAATTCCCCATGTTAGTATCTTCAGGTATATAATCAAAAGCTAATGTTCTATATACAGTATTACATGGTGAACAACATTCTGTTTTTGGATGATATGCCCATTCTTCTCCATTGGTGAACCATTGATTTTCATCTGTATCATCCCGTAATGCGGCTATTGCCAAGAAAAGTTCTTCGTTAGTTCCGCAATCAATATCATTAGTTTTACGAATATCTTCATTGTCGAGCCATTCAGGGTGTATAGAATGATAAACATTAAGATAGGCAGCTGTACACAAACAAGACCTATCACGTCTTAATGAAGAACAGTTATATCCCAACTCCTCCAACTTCTTCCGAAGCTCCGGTGTGTTGCGTCTAATAAACGCTGCTGTTGTAAATACCATGATTATTCCTCCTTCTTTACTAATTCCACTTCTGTCGGCTCTTCATCTTCCCATTTTACTTCGGGGAATAGAGAGGGATAAAGTTTAATCCAATCATTCGACGTTTTGGATGGTTGCCAACTTTCCGAGCACTTTATGGGATGATCTTTATAAAGATACAAATCACCGTCTTTGTCTCTTGCTACATACATATTAGTCTCCTTTCTTTATTCCTCCAATAGTTTTAGCAGTGATTTTTTATACTCGTCTATTTCCTTAATAGCATCTTCTTGACCTGATTTTGCATCATTTATCATTAAATCTGCTACTCCCTCCATTATTTCATCCTTATGCCTATTCAGATATTTGATAAAGTATTCCTGCATCAAATCAGTATCCATATTTGCTATATCCGAATATGTGTCTCCACTTCCATAACTGCCAGAAAAAGAAGAATAACAAAGATTACTTATATTCATACTCTGAATACTCTCCCTTCTGCTAAATCCATCTGTATGCTTATCTATTCCACTATTGCTATGGCTTTGAAACTCTTCTCTGATTTTAGGGAGAGTTTCTTTAATAAACTTTTTCAGTTTTCTGCCAGTAGTGATTAACTTACTTAATTCTTTTGCTGTCATAATCAATCTCCTTTCTCTTGAATCCGTTCTAGTACATCTCTGTTGGCTTCAAGTATTTCGTCAAACTTCGGGTATATACATCCAACAATCAACTTTATCCCAATCACAATATATATGATTCTCTTCTGGATAAAGCCATTCTTTAGCTAGCTTATTCCAACGTAAAACCACTTTCCCGTATATTTGTGAAGAACATAATACCAGAGCATTATCTTCTGGGAAAGAATTATCTATACTTATCCACGGGGATTGCTTGGTTCCAGCCTCATAACCTTTTGCATACACTTTTCGTAAATAGCCCTCTATTACACGAGGTTGGTTTATCCGGTTAGCCAATAGGCTTACTATATCTTTTAATATCATACTATTTATTGTTTAATTTTTCTTCAAACTCCGCAATGATGCAATCAGCATCACCGCCATGTACCCAGTTTTCTAAAACAGAGGAAAGGACCTCTATTGATTGCTTTGCATGCCATTCTGCACCAGCCATAAAATCTTTTTGCGTCTCTTTGTATAAAACACCTTTATCATCAGGATCATATAGCCCATCAGCGTATTTTTTTGCTGCTTTCTCTAATGCCTGTTTCATAATTGATTTGTTATGAAGGTTTCTGTAATGGTTCTAAATCACATTCAGGCGCCCAACCTAAAGACTTCGTACCATCCCAAACATTGTATAACCATTCATCTACATATCCCTTCTGTGGGTTGAAATCAGAATGATAAGCGTTAATTATCTCAACCTCTTTGCCAATCTCTAATTTATTTGGATGATTGGCAATCTTTACTTTTTCTCCAATTTTAAATTTTGCTTCCATTATTTCCGTTTTTTAGGTGGTATATAAATCGGTGATACTTTCCCTTTATTTTTTTTATTTATGCCATTCATTCGGTCAACCGTCTTTTGATTGAAGATGGTAGAACCGGCAAGACCTTTGATATTCTTTCCCATATATGCTCCTTTCTATTCTTGTTTGAATTAAACTCCATTACTCACACAATCCATGAAACATGCTCATGCAAGCGTAACCACCTTCCGGCTCGAAAGCATCCAGCGTAGCATTCTTATCAGTCACATACTGGAAGACATCTTCAACCGTTGGATATTTCCGGTTTGTACATGCATATCTTGGAATATAGGTTGGTGGAAAGAAAGTGGAGCCACGCTCTGTTTTTTCACGCATGAGGCGTTCCGCTTCCAGCAGTCTTTGTTTCATCGGTTCATCTTGCATTAATTGCAATACTTCACGTTTCCGGAACATGATACAGGGAAAACAACCAACTCGAGAAAATCCTTTGTAATAAAGTGGATTTGGCTTTTGTCCAGCATTTAGAATACAGTCAATAACATTCTGTGAAGTCCAACGAAAAATTGGGCGGATAACGGAAGCATCGTACTTTGAACACCATTCTCGAACCTCTTTACTCCGATAAGTTTCTTTTTTCCCTTTCTTATTAGGTTGAAAATATGATTTGAAGTACATACATTCATCCTCCATTGCAGCACGTGTGGCACTTTCACCTGCTCTGATTCCTTGAATGATAATACAGCTTTCATTAAGCGAAAGCACATGGTCAATCATAGGTTTCATCTTTAGTTCTGAAGTACAGAACCGAGCATTGGTAGATGGGAAACGTTTCTTATACACTGCTAAAGAGACAAAGTCATACTTTGATTTTAGTGTGGTCAATTTAACACCCATTTGAGAACAAGTATCTGTTATGTGTTGATAGGTATCAGGATGTTCCCAGCCTGTATCACAGAAAACGGCTTCTATTTTATTGGTTCCGTATCGTTTGGCGGCTTGGATTAGACAGGCTTGTGAATCCTTACCACCGGAAAAACTTACTATTATCTTCATGTTAATTGCTTTATGGTTAATATTTTCCTGTTGTTTTCCAATCATGGAACATCTTCACATAATCAATTCCATTATTCTCATTTTCACGTAAATGAAAGAATTGTTTTTGACCACATCCTTTACATTCCCAAACTACCATAGTTCCCCATTGCGATTCTGCAAAACCGATAATATCCTCAACAACACAATACTCATTTTGTCTATGGGAAGTTGGATTTGAACAATTACCACCCCAGCCAGAATTAATGCAATCAAACACACCTTTATTCATTTTTCCTTGCAATGGAACTTTGTATTTAGGCGGAATGTTCTTCTTGTTAATCTCACTCATATTTATTCTAGTTTTACTCTATTTGACTTCTACTTTAAACGGAAGAGGATAACCGCCAATCAAACGATTGTAGACATCTTCCCAGCAGTACGGCATATTGGCATTATTTGCCAATTCCTTTGCTATCTCTTGTAACCTTTCTTTGCTCATTACTATTCTAAGTTTTACTCTAATTGATTCGTATATACTTACCTGCGATATCGCAAGTTCTTAATACCTCTGCATTCTCTTCACCGAAAGCGATTAGGATACTTCCGCAACCGGGCGAATCTCCACGAGTCCCATCAGGTCGGAAGAACCTAATCCGGTTACGCAAAAACTTCATCGCTGTTGCCTTTTCGAATATGACATCCTGAAACATCTTTGAATCACAACGATTAAAGAGTAATGCAATTCCGTTTTCGTGCTCTGCTAAACGCTTGACAAACTGTTCAATAAGCGGACGGGAATAAGGAGGATTAAGCCATACTCGACCAAACCACTCTTTTGATAGACCATCATCGTTCTTGTTGTACATTTGTACAGCCGTTTGCCAAAGCGGTTTAACCGGAGCGCATGGATCTAAATCGAACTTTCCCAATGCGTCTATAATTTCTTTTGGCGTGTACCATTCATCAGTGGTATTAGCCGATTTTTCAAAGGTTGTATTCATTGCTAATATTTTAATTAATTGTCCAATTCTTCTATTCTTTTAAAAATTTCATATACCAGCTGGGGGCACATTGAATTTCCGTAAGCGTGAAACACCTCTTTTATAAGTCGAGATTTGCCATGCACTTCAAGTGATTTAGAGGAAAACCCATAATCCACGCTACAAACTGGTGGTTCAGCAGGCCACGATTTCCCAATCGATAAAGCTGCTCCGCAATTGCTCCGGAGCTTCTGTTTAATCGACGGGCATACATTGGAGAAGAAATATTCACCCTCTTGTAATCGGACGCTGTCGGAGTAAGCAACCAGGTAACACCTGGCTCTTCTTTGGGGCGCACCTGCGTCTGAAGCGTACATAATCTTCCATTCAGCATTGTACCCCAATCCGGAAAGCGAATGGAGGATTTTTGCAAAATCTCTTCCGTTGTTAACTCTTGTGATATTGGCAACGTTTTCTGCAACAACCCACCGTGGACGAATTTCATCAACCGCCCGGCACATGTGCCACCATAATCCGGTCCTTTCTCCTTCAAGTCCGAGTTGTCCTTTTCCTCCCATCTGCTTTGCCTTACTTGCATCTTGGCAGGGGAATCCGCCTGTAAGGATGTCCACTCGGTTTCGCCAAATATTGAAATCTGTTTTGGTAATATCTGCATAACTTGTACCTTTAAATCGTTTTTCCAAAAAGCTCCGGCAGAAATCATTTATTTCACAATGAAACAGATTTTTCCAGCCCATCCATTCGGATGCAAGTTCCGGAGCTCCAATGCCACTAAATAATGAGCCGTGAGTTTTCTTCATTATCATTCATCGTTTAATTAATATTATCCATCAGGTGGTCCGCTATCGCATATACCATCAGGTAAAATAAGATGTTAACTCCTAGGAGAAGGAGGATGTTTAGGAGTATTCTCATCTGCGGGAAGATCCTTTCAATTCGATTACATTAAACATCTCTTTAACTCTATCAGCGATATAATCACCGTATTTGTCTCCAAACTCTGAATTTGGATCGAGATTGGTTGTAACGTGGGTAATAAATTCCCTTCTGACTTCATATCGAAGTTGTAGAATGGTTTGTATGACATTTATCCCGGTCCCATAATGCTTTGAGTCTGCAGGCTCACGTCCCAATTCATCAATAGCCAGATTACACATGTATTCACGATCAGTAAACCGGAATAACCCGTTCATACCTTTCTCTGCATACATAAGAGAGATTTCTATTGCACTAGTGAGTCTAAAACCGATGTGATCGTTATTGCATCCGTATCGTAAACGGTTAATCTTCCCTAGATAACGCTGTAGCCCTTTTATCAAAACAGACTTTCCGACCCCAATAGGTCCCCACAAAAACAATCCTTTTGAGGAATCAAACATCTTACTTCTGCCCAATACATAATCATACAATTCGGATAATAGGACTCTGTTGCGTTCGTCAATGATAAATCCCGGTTCTACTTCCTTCATGGAGTTAATAAACTCTTTTTTCCAGAAATGTTCTACTAGGTCCTCGCCCCATGTTATCTCCTTGCCTTTGATGTGAAATTTAACCGAAGGAGATTGATTTAATTCCTGCTGACCTAATTTCACTACTGGGATTATCTCCCCGATTGTTCTGATTGTTTCCATACTTCTGTTTTAACCATTCTTGATAATCTCGTTCAGTTCCTGTAAATACGACTCCCGTCCAATCAGACTCAATTGCTCTTTCAATCTGCCGAATGGCAAACTCTTCTTCAAACTTGGAAAGTTTATCAAGCGAAAGCTGAAGAGCATAGTTAAGCTTCTTCTTCCATTTCGGAGTTTTACGGAGTGCTTCCCATGCTGACATAAAAGCCATAGAAGTGAAAGGGTAAACCAACGGAGTTTCATCCCCTTTTTCCTTTCGGGATTTCTTCTTTGGAGAGGGGGGAGTCTCACGCACGTGTGCGTGACTCTCTACGTTTATAGTTTTATTAATATCTATAATAGGTGAAATTTCAATATCATCAGTACCATTTACCGATGATATTACCGGAGTAGTATTTTTATCATCAGTATTTTCATCAGTACGTAGTACCGAAGAAATTACCGTATTATTTACTGATGATTGAGTATCTCCTATTTTGTTATCATCAGTATTTTCTCCGGTATTTTCATCAGTACCATTTACCGATGATATTACCGATGATTTAATATCATTACTTAGGTTTGTCTGAAAAGAATAATAGCATCCTACCCTCTTATCTCTACATGATTCGAAAGATATTAAACCTGCATCAGCAAGTATTTTGCGTGATTTTCGTAGTGTTTTATCCCATATATTCAATGAAGTACATAATACAGAACTACGAGCCTCAAACACCTCTTTCCATCCCTTTTCATTGCAAATAGATATTAGTTCATAATATAATGCCTGATCTATTGCAGTGAGATAAGTATCATTTCTAATCTTCCGAAGCTTGGATATTAACTGATAACTATTCATAAACGAAAATATCTATTTGCTGCACATTCATCAAAAGACTTCACACGCTCTATTAGACGCTTTTGTTTGCGTCTAAAGGACAAATCATTATCATACCTATTGTGACATTCCCGGCACAATCCAACTATATTCAAGGGATTTGTATAGTGTTCGGGATACATGCTTTTGGGAACTAAATGTGCAGCATCTACAGCCGGTTTACCACATATAACACAATAGGAAGGAAGGTTTTCCTTAATCTTGGCTATTTCTCTGTTACGTTGTGCTTGTTTAGTACTAATCTGTTTCATATAAGTTATTTTAAAAATAGTTCCCGGATACCGAACCAACGGACACCGGGATTATTTATTTACCATGCTTCATTGCATGACAATCTTCACATAGCGTTTCAAGGCAATACAAGAACTCTAATTCATGACCTACGATAGAATATCCCGCAACTTCATAGACTTTATGATGAATCTCTAAATTGTAGGTTTTACCGCATACTTGGCAACAATGCCCGTCACGAATACGAACCTTTCGTTTCACTTCCTCCCAATACGGGTTATTCTTCAGGCTCTTCCGATACTTCGATGGCCTCCCCTTCTTGTGTGCCAGTCTCGTCATTATTTTCCTCCTTTCTCCATGGGCTTTCTTCTATTGGAGAACGATGTAATTCATGCCGTTGAACAGGTATAGATTCACCAGTTGATTCATCAACAAAATCCTCTATCCATTGCTCCAACCAAACATCATATCCATCTTCTTCCCATACCTCAACAATATTCTCACCCTCACCAAACTGACGAACATTTTTTCGTGTATCCTTGAAATCAATATTAGGAAGATCATAACCTAATTCCTTAAATGCTTCCTGGTTCTTTTCTCCAGAGTTAAACAAGTCATTGTATTCGTGTTTCGGAATTTCCTGAACCAATGCCAAACGAAAAGCATCATTCACCCATGAGTAATACAAATAATACCCCATAACAGGGATACGGAAGGTATCAATCATTTTTAGGGGATAATCTCTAACTCCTTTTTTAGCAAGATTAACAAGGTCCTTAAATTGGGTATGTAACGCTGAAATTTTCGCTTCAAACTCCTTCTTTTCATTATTGAATTTAGCTTTTAACGACTCTAATTGCGCTTCTAATTCCGGCATCTGTTCTTCCGCAATTTCACCGTAATTAGCACGAATAGTTGAGATTTCATAATCATCCATCACCCGATTGGCTATTACATCTTTTTCCTGAATGGCAATAAAGTTCTCCGCCAGTTTCTTTTTTATATCATCCATACATACACAATCGGGAAATATAATCTCTGGAAACTTTACTGTTGTTGGAAGTTTGAATTGAACTTCTTCTGGAGAGTAGTCTTTTAAATCAATCATTGTTTTTTATTTTAGTTAATCATACAATATCGTCAATAGCAACCGGATGAAGCATTTTCTTACTCCATTCCGGAAGTTGCATATCAATAATACCACGGGCACCTTCTTCCGCATTAGCATCATAGCCGGGGAACCACTTCTTTTCAAAGCAGTCCTTTACGATGGAAAGAGCATAGTGATATTTATATTTGCCATTTGCAAGATCATCAGGAGACCAGAATAGAACAGCAACATCAAAAGGCTCAACTGTCTGTAACATTATCATTATTGTTACATTAAAGTTTCGTCCTGTAATACTACTCATTACTTCTTGGTACATTCCTTCTGAAAGCTCGTATTTAAGCTTCGCACAATCATAGTAGAACTTACCGAGATCATCGGCTCGTGTGGTCTTGAAGGAAATTACAGCATTTACACCAATATTTTCCTCTACATTAAAATAATCCGGCCTAACTCTAACATCCAACCCTGTTTCTTCATCCTTGCCATAAAAAGACACCTCTGAATAAGCCCCTTTCAATAATTGGGGGATAATACCACCACCATACCAATAATAGTTTCTCTCAAGAGCTTTTATTATCATACTCATATCTTCACTGATAAAGGAGTAACCCAGATCCAAACATTTCTGTTTTTTATAATCACGGTAATCTTTAAGATCGCTAAAGTTCCATTTTTCAGAGGGCATTTCTTCTTCGACATCTGGAACATAGTTCTTATCATTTGATAATAACTCGTTATAGAACTTAATCATAACTATTACACCGTCTTTGGAAGATTGATTACATTTAGGTTCTACTTTGACAAGTTCAAATAAACGTGGCTCCAAGAATGCCATGTGGGCAAATGTGCCTAGTTGAAAACAGGGCTTTTCTTTTTCCTCAAATACCCTTTCATAATCATAGTAAAATGAACGAGGAGTCTTGAGGGCATTTTTGAGATTAGAAGAAGAAATATGCTTGCTTTTCAAATACATCTCCATTGGATCTCGCTTAACCAGTCCGTTAACGCTTAATTCTTTCAAATCAATATTAACGGGTGGCTTGTGAGAATTTGAGTATATAAAATCAAGCATTTCTTCTTTGGTAGGATAATCTTCCGGATTATAAGCAGAAGGGTTGAGTTCTTCCCCTTCTGCAAATCCATTCAAGTCAAATGCTTCCATTAGCCGGCAACAGGTAAGTTTATAAGCAGGGGTTTGACAGACCAATTGTCTGATTGGAAATTATTGGTTTTATTCTTCCTTTTACCCATGTACGTGATTTTAAGGGGAGTTCCTTTTTTAAGAGCACCATTCTCAATATATTGCTCCAAAATACCGACTAATCTTCTGGAACCGTTAGTTATAGTTTGAACTGTTCCGTCTGCCTTTCTTTCTAAGAAGAAAGCACAATCTAAATCTATTAATTCATCTGGATTGGTAGCACTCAATACCTTTTGTGGTTTGATTTCTACAAAAAATATTTTCTTAAATTCTCCAGCCTGTTCTGGAGACCAATAATTACCGCACAAGTCTATTGGAAGTTCTTGGGCATCATCCAAAGAAGGAAGATTGTCTTTACTCAAATCTGCTGTTTGGATCTCAAATACAGATTCTTTCTCTCTAATGGTTAATTCTTTTTCTTCTTTCATATCTTATATTATTTAAAGTGGTTTAAATTGCTCCCGGAGTGCCGATCAAAGCAAACCGGGATTAAGTTAAGATAGTCTGCGGATAATATCACCGCCATACGAATTTTTAGTCAGTTCTATAAACTCATAGACGGTAAACCTATCATTGTCTACATCTATACCTTTATCCGTGCAAAAAGCTTCTCTTCCAGCCTTGCAACTCCCTGTGAGTACATGATGCCATATAAACAAATCTTTAGCAGAATACTTTTTAGAAAAGTCAGAGAAATGTTCTTTAAACTTGAGAATCCTTTCCTCTTCTGTACTATCATCATAAAGCTTTTCTTGCAAAGATTCAAATGCCTCATGTAGAGTATTACCATGAGAAAATTGATTATTCTCTTTTACTATAAAACAGGGAGTAAGAGATAAGTCAGACTGAAGGATAAAACCTTTTGCGATATTACCTTTTACATTTGTGATAATAGTAGGTATATTATCTACTACATAAATAGAATTTCCATTTATGGATTTTACGCCAGAGCCATCGCCATAGCCATAGCCAGAGCCAGAGCCATAGCCAGAGCCAGAGCCAATATTTAGAAACTGTTTTATTCTATCTTCCATTACCTTGCCCATACCGGTACATTTTCAATAGATTTTACAGCTTTATCCGAACACGGGATAATTTCAATCACATCCAGAATCTCTATCTCTGGAACCGTAACTGTGAATTTGCATTCAGATGGGTTAGTCGTACCATTAACTGCTAATTGAGATATACTAGCAGCACCATCCCAATACCACAATCTACGACAATTTGCGAGCTTAACCTCACTACCATTTCTTTCTACTAACTCTCCGAAAAATACACCGGAACGATCTCCTCTTACAATTACTTTTTTCATAACTATATATATTATTAAAGTGGTTAATCGAAATAAATAAAGCGCCTATCCTCACGAACCGACGCCTCCGAAAATGAATTTAAACGACAAAATTTTGTTCCTAGATACCGAACCAACGGACACTAGGATAGTATAGAACATGTAAAACTCAAATATAGGGACTCGCACCCTACGACATCCTGGGGTGTCGGCATTGGGTTAATTAATAAATGAATGGTTATTTGCGATTTTGAAGGCACTTCAGAATGTTTCCATCTTCGATAGCCTTAATTATATCATGTTGTTTGTAATAGATCCTTCCCTTTGGTTCGGTTATCACATTTCCATCTCTGTCTGTTACGGTTTCAATGCCAAATTGATACGGGAATATCAAGTCTCTATCTTTTAGATATTTTAGATTCATCCTTCCGCCTGCTAATTCTTCAGCTTCCGTTTGGTTTACCAAGATTCGTGGATCATTCAGAAATTTGTTTTTCCATTTTTCAAAATATTCAATAACAAATGGAACCATTGTAGAAATATCTTGCCATTTAGTATTTTCCATAATTCCCCTAATTCTTTTGTTGAACTTCTCTATAACTTCTCTCTAATAACATTACTATAGTGAGAACTACCATTATAACGGCTGATATGGTCTCGTTAGTAGTCATTTCTAATTGCATTGCCAAACGCATAGACATTCCTAAAGCGATGACCGCAATTACATTCTGAATTTTATGAATTGTTTTCATAGAACATATTTTTATAGTTAATATTAGGCAGCGAACATCAAATCACTGTCTCTTTTAGGTCTAATCGCCCTTGCCGATATTCGAGCACTGGAACGCATTCTTAACCTTCTCATATCCATTTGGAAATTAGGAGTTATAGCTAAAATGAAGAACCATACAGAGAAGAAAAATTCAATTCCATGCTTTCGTATTTCTTTCAGATCGAAATTTCTTTTTGCCCTATCACATAGTATATATAAAGTAAGCTCGACATTGTTATTAATGCCTAGTTTCTTATGAATGTCCCGTATTTGCGCTTTTATCGTCCAAACCGACTTTTTAAGCAAATCGGCTATTTCATCAGGAGTATGACCTTTTGCTACTTCACGAGCTACTTGGTACTCACATTGCGATAAAGGTTCCATTATGCAGTCCTTTTAATTTTAAAGTACTTAAATCCTTTAATGACTTCCTTTTCACCCTCTCTTTCTATCAGTACCTTATATTTTCTTTTTAACCGATAACGAGCCGAACTCATAACACAATCATAGCTTTCATCAGGTATTCTAACTACTTCTCCTAATTTCAATTTAGAGATAGAATTTACCCAATCTCCTGTTATTGTTTTAATTCCTTTTGTCATAAGATCAATTATTTGATTATTATTGTGGATGGTAGAGGAATCGAACCTCTCTCAATCGTGATAATTGGTTACGCAACACTAAGCTCTAACCGATAAGCTAACCATCCTTATTAAAAAGTGCACTATCTTCACAGACCGTACACTATACAACACAAACACAAAATAAAATTTTATTTATGGAATTATTTTTCAATATTAATTTTTACACCATTAATTATCCCCAAATGCCTTAAATACACTTCATCTGGATAGACATATCTTTCATCACCGCCATGTATCCTAATGGTGTGGGAACCGTCTATATGAATTCTAGTTCTAGAATATCCTGACGCAAACTTTTCGCCAACAAATACAAGTCTTTCAATATGAGTAAATGCATCTGAAACGCAAACAATATGGCATCCATCTGTACGAATAAAGTGTTTGTACTCTGGGAGCATCATTTCCTTATAATCTTCAAGTTCTCGTACAATATCGACATCACTACCGAATCTTCTACCCTTATAAATTGGTTCAGATAACTCATAAAATCTTTGGTAATTGGTTGTTTCTACCAATTTGGCTATAATTTCTTTCATTTTTATAAATTTAAAGTGGTTGTGCCCTACCCGATTCTCGCTATCGGATGCCGTTCAATCCGTCAGTAGGGATATATTGTAATCAGCGTACGGACGCCCAACCCCGTTTTCTTACTGATAAAGACGATGTTTTTCAGACTGATTTTTTCGATATACTACTTACTCACGTTGCTTCCTTCCGCTCATATCATCGCTGGTTGGCTATTACGCTATACTCCGCCTCGGCTATAATGCTTATTAGCGCAGGCTACTTTAACGTGCCCTGAACACGGCTTCATTTTTGAGGGTTAAGCCTCCCATCCCGAATTAGGAGTCATCGGTTTACCGTTGTGCCCTGAAAGCGTTTCGCTCGCTTCTTTCGTAGATTCTAACCTAACAGGGCTTCGTAATCACTTATTATACTTAGGAAGTAATTAATAACTTCTTTCTTTGTCTTGTTGATGGCGGTTAATCGCTGAACAATCGTTTCATCCATTCCTTCTAAATCCACCACGTATTTCCGAAGGAAAGCTAACTCCTCGTTAATCTGTTTTGTACTCATAATTACCTCCAAGAACTATCACGATTTACATAATCAGCATGATTTCCGGCAAAGAACGCCTTCAATACATTTCCTTTGCTTGCATTGAATACCGGCTTGAAAGACTTATTTTCCTCTTCAACCTCTCTGAATTCTCTCTGCTGTCTCTTTGCCAAGAACCAAGCTTGTTTCAAGGCCTCACTCAAAGAGATACGACGATACGCTTTCAAAACATGAGCGTGTTTCATTATCTCACTGTTATTGAATTTTCCGTTTTCTGTCAAAAATGTAAATGCGTTCATCGTCTTACCTATTTTTAGTTATGTAAAAAATTTGCTTTTCTCGTTCAATCTTCGTTACTTTGCGTTGATTGATTGATTGATGTTGCAAAGATAAGAAGTTTCTTATATCAAACAAAGGTAAATGTAAGAAATATCTTATATTTAACTTTATTTTTCATTTATGGATAAAAAGGAGATAAAGGAAGAAGATTTGGATTTCTATCTGACAATTATATATCTGTTCTGTCAGTATAATACAGCAGAGCATTTTTCAGACAAGATGTTTGGCGACATAACATCTGATATAATAAAAAGAGATAGAATAATAGAAGTACTGGAACGTGATGGATATATAACAGCAAAGAAAAGCGTTAATATTCCACATAGATATAAGATAGATATTACACCTGTAGGTGTTGAATTTCAATCAAATGGAGGGTATAAAAAGCAAAAAAGAGATATAATTAAAAAGAAGATGGGGATAACATCCCTGTATATACTATCAAATATAGCATCTGCTATCATAGGCGGAATCATCGTTAAGATAATAGATCGCATATTGTAGATAGATTTATATTAACAAGTATAAGTAGTAATATAATGGCAAATAACGCCAATATTATAACATACCCATTATCTTTCATATAAATATTGAATTAAGTTTTTGCAAATATAAGAAATATCTTATAATATATGACCGGAGAAGAAATAATAAATAAGATTTTAGAGGAGCTCAACATGAAAGCTCCAACTTTTGCTGAACAAATTGGAGTGTTATATCAAAGAATATTTGATGTACAAAGAGGAAAAACAAAAAAAATTTCCTCTCAACTTGCCAATTCAATAATAAAAGCATATCCACAATTCAGTCTAACGTGGCTTCTCACTGGAGAAGGAAATATGATAAACTCCGGTATGATAATAGGAGAAAACAAAGGCAATGCAGCTCAAAGCATTGCAGGCAACATGGTTAACGTAACAATGCCTGAATCCGGTACCCAAAAAATTATTAAGCCAACAGGGGAAGTTGAAATACACCGTCTTGATCCAAGCGATAAATCAAACTCGGAAGAGCTCGATAGGCTAAAACAGCGTATTCAGGACTTAGAGCGAATTATTGCGGAAAAGGACGCAACTATACAATCCAAGGATGATACTATTAAGTCTAAAGATGAATTAATATCTTTCTTGAGGGCTGATAGGCAATAGGCGGTAATGTATTAGATTAAGGTATTATATTCAAAGGCTGAAAGTCAACACTTTGCGAAGAAAAAAAGTTTAACCAAATACCGTATTAAAATAACAAATTATTAGTATTATACTATAATAAACAACAATCAAATATATTAATCAACAAAAATAAGAGATTATGAAAAAGATAGTTATATTATTATTTGCATTATCAAGTGCCTTAAATATATTTGCCCAAAAAATAGAATCAGATAAATTTGATGATAAAGGATATAGATATATATATTGCTCGCTTGAAAGTATAAGAAGTATGATGGATAAATATGTCTTTTTTGTTTCTTTGAATGCAATACAATCAGGGAGTGACACAGAAGACATCATATATGATATCTTTTTAAGAACTAACGCTAATGCTCCATTAACTGTACCCAAGGGAGGAAGACTACTTATAAAACTTCAAAATGATTCAATCATAGAACTAAAAACAGATATTGAATTTTCAGATAAAATAGGAAAAGTACAGCATAGTAATTCTTTAGTGTATACAAATTATTCTATAACTCCGATATTTACGGTGACTACTGACCAAATAGAGAAAATATCAATGGGAGTAAAGAAAATTAGACTTGAAACTACATTAGAACCTATTGATAAAGAATTTAGAAAAGATAAAATGGGGAAAATTTTGTCGGCAGAATATGACTTAATCAAATCAGCTTTATCACAAAAAAAATCTTTTTCTGATGATTTCTAAAATACAAAGTTGTTCTCACGATTGGACATCTGAACACTATTGTTCTCTCACTCCTACCTGCAAAGGCTGGGGATGCCGGTTCCTAGGCACACCCATAACAGAAATACCAACCACCGAAAAAGAAAAAGCAAAGCTATTCTCTTCTGTTTATCGGGAAGCAAAGCAAAAGGGAGTATTAGAGTGTCCGCATTACAGATCATTGTTTATAGACGAAGTACTGGAAAGGCTTTCTCCAAATACATAGTCGGCCACTTTACTTATTACTTTGTCAATTCTCGAGAAGTCCCGTTTAATATAGGTATCCGTTATTGTCTTACCATCTGAATGGTTCAGGCATAGCGATATATCGTCTTTACTTATATCGCATTCATTACGGGCAATAGTAGCGAAAGAATGACGAGCAGAATAGAATTGAATATAATCTATCCCAATCTCCTCACACAAAGACCTCATACCCCGATGTATTCCTTTCGTCAGATTACGTATATTACTATATCTCTTATAAAAATCAAATAGACACTTTCCAGATGGATCACGATATTTTTCAATGATGGGGAGTGCCAATGGGTGAATGCATATAGAAATAAAAGCCTTATCCTTTCTCCGATCTTTTGTTTTTTGGCGTTCATACTCTATTCTACCGTTTACCATTTGACAATCAAGCATATCAATCGCATTCATTCCTGCCAACAGGAAAGACAAAATATAAATATCACGGGTAAAAGTAGTAGTTCTTTTTCGTTTATTTATTGGAGAGTAATTATAGATTTTCCTGATTATATCAACATCTACAGCCCTTTTCTTTGCTTCTAATACCGGAGGAATAGTATACACCTTGAACGGATCATTAGTGATAACAATATCACCTTTTTCATAATCATTATAGTGAAGCAATGCAGCATTAAACACCGACTGAATGATTCCCATATAAGAGTGTACGCCAGTATCATTCAAAGGTGGCTTATTTATCGTTTTATACTTCTGCCTAGCAGACTTATTTTGCTTAACAGATATAGCTCTTTCTGTTCTTAACCACTCTTCATATTCCCTCAATAATTTAGAAGTCAAATCTTTTATAGGAAGTTTCTCATTTCTATTTTTATCCTTAAGAAAATGACATAGAGAATTTATCCCCGTTGTTTTTACGGTTCTGGTTCCTTCGTTGGGTGTCATTGATATATGCTGCCTTGCAAATTCTATAAAATCTATATCTTTGCGTTGTTTTCTTCTATCAATCATTGCAACAATATCCTTAGAAGTCTCACACTCTCTAACTATATCCTGATTATCATTAATTATTTGCCTATACTCACGGACCATTTTATCAAGTGAATCCCTTATTTCTTCATGGAAAATTGTCCCTGAAGCAGAACCTTTTTTAAATCGAACAAAAGTTGTATAAATGAATGTTGATATATATGAAGATGTACGGTTATGGGATATACGAATTTTAGGATTGTATGTTCCGTCCGATTTTTTGTGATGCTTAAATACCACCCATGATACTGTTGCCATAATATTTATGTTTTTCGTAAATCATTCGTAAAACAAAGATAAGATTTTTGGGACAAATCTTGGTACACAAATCTATATTTAACACAGAAAAACACAAAATAAATCGTTCATACACCGATACAAAGCCTAAAAAAGGGATTCCCCTAATTTTTAGACCCCAAATATAAGAATATCATTCCGATTAACACCAGTATAAGGTCAAT